CTGGAGCGATTAGCTCTCCTACTCCGGAGTCGAGTCAGCCCGCCGCAACACAAACGGCGTTGAAGCTGACTCAAGCGTCGGCCGGGACGAATACCGAGGCGACCGTGACGGCCGGTAAACGGTACCGGTTTACTTCGTACATCACGGGCGGTTTCCGATTCGGCCTGGCGACCGTGGCAACGGATGGCAACGTGCGGTGGGTGTGCCCGCTGTATCGCAGTATCGAGATCGACGTACCGGCCAGGTACACGACTCTGCACTATACTACTGACGTTAACAACGGCCTTGGGTTTTTGATTGAGCTTCAGTAATGAATGAGCACGGTTTGAAGACCTCGGCGGGTATGGCGTTGTCCAAGTTCCTGCGGCAGGTGGGTCAGGAGAAAACTGAGGTTGCGGGCAACGATCCGGTTACAGGCAACGTGCGGATCGTCACGAAGTACGAGCAGCTTGCCCGGACCATGTGGAAGTTGGCCCTGGGGTACAAAGAAGAGGAGCGGTCCACCGACCCGAAGACCGGCACACCCGTGCTTCGGGTCAAGCATTACAAGCCGGACAATGCGATGATTACCCTGATATATGACCGTATCGAGGGCAAGGCCTCATCGACGGACAGCAGTAAGGTCAAGAAGCAGCCGTTGAGCGGCAAGATAGATGAACAGGTCAAGCAGCGGGTAAACGCGATGGCTAAGGCTGGAAGTGACGAAACGGCGTAGGAGATGATATGGATGCTGAGGTACTCAAACCCCATCTTCCTTCCCCGTTTCCCAACGTGCCTTCAATCTGGCACGATCCGATTAGCGGGTTTGACGTTCCAAAAGGCCAGATAGCTAACCTCAAATGGCGGGCACAAGTTCTGGGGCAGGCGGAGCACGATCCGGAATTGCAGGCGGAGTTGTGGGAGGCGTGCAGGAAGTCGTTGCTATTGTGGATCAATTTGTTCGTCTACACTTACCATCAGTTCGACGTTAGCAACGGCGGACAGCGTAAGGCGGCGGATTTCGCAGACCATCCCTTTGTTACGTGGGCGATTCAGGATGACATGCTCCTGCAATTTGTTGGGATGCTCAATGGGGACGTGGCGGATCGGGACATCCTCGTCAACAAATCCAGAGACATGGGAGCTTCGTGGTGCTGCCTGACGTTTATCCATTGGTTGTGGCTGTTTCGCCCGGATGCTCAGTTGCTCGAACTGTCCCGTACGGAAATGTACGTGGACCAGGGTGGGAACATGAAGGCCCTGTTCCAGAAGCACGACTACATCAACCAGTGGCTTCCGGATTGGATGCGGCCCCCCAATTGTTTGCCCGGTCAGAAAAACCGGACAAAGATGCACTTGATGAACGCCTGGAATGGGAGTTGCATTGACGGTGAATCGACTACGAAGCACGCGGCGTCCGGTGACAGGCGATTGGTGATTCTATTGGATGAGTTTGCGAAAGTCGAACACGGCCGGGAAATGCGTTCTGCTACTCGCGACGCCGGGCTTATGCGTATCGTTAATTCAACGGTTGCCGGTCCCGGCACTGAGTACAGCCGTTGGAAAAATTCGGGGCAGATCAAAGCCTTCAGCCTCATGTGGTGGGAGCACCCGGACAAGGGACGCGGGCGGTATCTGGAGCAGAATCCAATAACGGGGGTCTGGAAGATTCGTTCGCCGTGGTACGACAATGAGCAGTTAGTCCGGTCTCCGCAGGAGATGGCCCGCGAGATCGACGCAGAGGACACGGAGGCGGGCGATCTGTTTTTCAGCGTCGGGAATATCGACAAGCACATCGCCTTCTTTGCCCGCGATCCGAAGGAACGCAGGACGGTCGATTTCAAGCCCGGTACCGCAAATGACATGATCCCGGAGATCATCAAACGGCGTCGGCTGGAAGCCGTAGCGACCGTGCGGGATGAGCGTGGGCCGCTGCGGATATGGGTGAACCTGGTAAACGGCAGGCTCGATCAGAACTTTTCCTACATCATAGGGATCGACTTGAGCAAGGGCCAGGGGGCGAGCAACACGGTCTTCAGCGTCAAGTGCAAAGAGACCAAGATGAAGGTCGCTGAGTGGCGGAACGCGAATACCCCGCCTTACGAGGCGGCACGCGTTGCCGTGGCCCTGGCAATCTGGGTTGGCGGCAGGACGAAGTTGCCGTTTCTGAAGTGGGAGAATAATGGGCCGGGTTGGGATTTCGGGAGATACATTGTCCGGAAATGGTTCTATCCATTCTACTATCGGGCAAAGCGGCCCGGCGGCGTCAACGAGAAAAAGACGCGGCTTTACGGCTGGCAGAGCGGCAGGAGAGAAAAAGAGGAGTTGTTGCGTGAATACGACCGAGTGCTCGCTCACGGAGGATACGTCAATCCTTCTAAATTTGCTCTCGAAGAGGCACGTCAATATATCTACTACCCCAACGGGGGAGTTGGACCCGCGTGCCTGGTTGAAGAGGACCAAGGAGCACGAAAATGCCACGGTGACACGGTAATAGCGGATGCTCTAACGCTCGAAGATTCAGATATTCAGGGCGGTCGGCGACCGGAGATGGAGGTCTCCACCCGGTGTGCGGCCGGACGGAAGAAGTTGCTCATGGACAAGAAAAAGAAAACGAAGGCGTTCAAACGCTTTGATTTCAGGATGTGAGAGGGCGGGGTGCGTCGTGGCAGAACAAGTGAATGAACGCAAGGTACAACTCGCCGTAGCTTCCGGCTTTAAGCGTATGAAGCGGTTTCAGCGGGCCAGGGCTCTCTTCGTGAAGAGTTATGTCGGTCAATACTACCGCGAGCAGTTCGGTACCGAGTGTTCCGAGCCGCTAAACATGATCTATCACGTCATACGCTCGCTGGTGCCAAACCTGGTCATGCGGAACCCCGTGAACCGCGTAACCACAGAGATCGCGGAGTTTAAGACGTATGCCTATGTTCTTAGCCTGGCCCTGGACGATTTGAACCACAGGCTCAAACTCAAGGACACGATTCGGCGAGCTATAGTGGATTCCCTGTTTGCAATGGGGATCGTGAAAACCGGCCTGTCGGCGACGGACCAGTTGATCGACTTTGGCGATACCCGCATCGACCCTGGACAGGTGTACGCGGATACTGTGGACTTCGATGATTTTGTGATCGACCCGACGTGCAGGGTGCGTGAGGAGGCGGCATTTACCGGACACCGGGACCGCGTGCCCAGACAACTGCTCCTGGACGATGCAGAGTGCGATCACGACGTAGTGATGCGGCTGCCGATTTCCGGGAACTCGGATGTCAAGAAACGTGTGTCTTCGTTGAGCCAGCAGGGATTCAGCAGTCAGGAAATGGTAGAGCTTCAGGATTTCGTGGACGTAGTGTCCCTCTATATTCCTGGGGCCAACTCTACGATTATGATTCCCGACCCCGATCAGTTGATGACGGATCGGTACATCAAACTCCAGGATTTCTACGGCCCCAAGACCGGGCCTTATCATTATCTGAGCCTCACGCAACCGGTGCCGGGCAATCCGTTTCCTGTGGCTCCGGTAGGCATCTGGTACGACCTGGCCGTCATGTGTAATCGTCTGATGCGAAAGCAGATGATCCGGGCGGAGAATCAGAAGACTCTGTACGTAGTTGATCCATCGGCTACCGACCAGGCGGAAGACATGCGGGAGGCGGAGGACAGTGAGGTCGTGCACGGCGATCCGAACTCCGTGGGTGTATTTTCCACGAACGGTGCCGAGAAGACGACGGACAATACACTGTCGAACTTGCAGGTCTGGTTCAACTATATGTCCGGCAACCCGGACCAGTTGGCGGGCCTGGCATCCAACGCGGCAACGGCGACCCAGGCGACGATCCTGGAAGGCAACGCGAACGTCACCGTCGAAGACAGCCGTGGGATGATTTACGATTTTACGGCCGGGATCAATAGCGATATGGGTTGGTACTTGCACTATGATCCGCTGATCGACACACTGCTGACGGCACGTAAGAGAGACTTGGCAGAAGCATCAGGCAACATTTTGCAGCCGGGCGACTACAATTTTCCCGTGCAGATACGTTTGACGCCGGAGATGCGGAGGGGAGAGCATTTCCACTATGCGTTCAAGATCAAGCCACGGTCCATGTCGGCCATTGACCCGCTCGTAATGAGCAAGCGAATGATGGAGTTCGCCACGAACGTGGTGCCTGCTCTGGTTATGGCGGCAATGCAGTCCATGCAGATGGGCGTTCCGTTCAACTTGCAACGGGCGATTACGACGATGGCGGATCAGTTGGAACTGAGCGATCAGGTCCAGGATTGGTTCGATGATCCGGAGTTTATGAACCGCGTTCAACTGACGATGGCAATGGGTCCGAAGCCCGAAGGTAAGGCGGGCGGGCTGACCATGCAAGGGATACAGCAGAACGGCGGCGTCGGTCGAGCCTCGTTCGGGGGTAATCCGGTTAACCAACAGGCCCAGGAAATCGCGGGCCAGGCACAATCTGCTATGCGTGGCAGCGGGGGTGAGTGGTAATGAGATCAAAGTCAGACCGTGAATGGCAGGCTGAATCGGATGCTTCGACGCTGGCGGAGGCGAGTAAGATCGCGGCGGACAAGGCCCGCATGAGGCGTGCTATCG